TTTAATACCAGCGGAACTTTAACTGACGTTAGTGGCTCAGGCGGAACTGTAGCTCTAAGAACCAGTACTAGTTTTAATACAAATACCTGGTCGGCAAGCGTAGCAACTACAGTCACTGACGCAGCAACTCTTTACGTTGAGTCTCCTACAGCTGGCTCTAATATTTCAATTACCAATCCCTACAGCATCTACGCATCTGGTCTTGTTAGAGCAAGCGGATTTGTAGCAGGATCCAGTCGCGTAGTTGATTGGAAAAACACCACAGCACAATGGACATTAAGCGGTGGCGGCCTAATAACTTGGAATGGAAGCTCTGTACTTTGGGGAACTAGAGTTATAGCGATTCCTGTTGAAAATACAGAAATGGGCTCTGCTGGTTATTTTGATATTAACTGTCCAACTAGTGGCACAGTAGTTTACTATAACTCAGCAGGTGTAACAACTACCTTAACAGCAACAGGGTCAGGAATTCCAATAGCTGCCTGGGAAGCATTGTATTACGAAGTAACAGAAGGACAAGGTTCTGCATCTGATCAAACAAAATTTAGAGTAGTAAACTATCAAAACCCTAACTGGCGTCCAGGACCCGGTTGGATTTTAATTTGTGCAGTTAACGGCGACGGAACAAACGTAGGACATTTAAAATGGCTACCAGGTCAGGTTAATTTACCAACTACTGGTGCAACAGTAACTTATAATACAGGTACTGGTGTTTCAAGTTGGTTGCCGGCTGGTACGGGAACAGTCACATCAGTTAGTGTAGTTAGTGCTAACGGCTTTGCAGGATCTGTTGCTACAGCAAGTTCTACACCCGCAATCACACTTAGTACCAGCGTAACAGGTATTCTTTATGGCAACGGTACCAGTGTAGCTGCTGCGGTTGCAGGAAACTTTCCTACGCTTAATCAAGCAACAACAGCCAGCGCAGCCGTACTAAGACAAGTTGACGGTACTAATTTTATGGGTCCAACAGACCCTCGCGGCACAAGTGGAGCAAGAGGTACAGACTTAAATCCTAACGCATATGCTTATGGTCTGTTTAGCGAATTTAAAAACAGCAGTCTATATACTGGTGTAGCTGGAAACTACTCAGGCCTATTAACATATGCTAACTACAACGGTACGGTAGCTAGTACTGGCGATCCAAGTTACTCATTATTGTTTAGTCCACAAGGTGTAAATGCAACAACACCGCCAAGATTACAAATTCGTGCAGGTATTGATACTACTTGGGGCAAATTTAGCGATATACTACACAGCGGAAATCATTTATCTGCTACAAGCTCGTGGACTCCAAATTATACCGGAGGTGTAAGAGGTTATGCTAACGGATCGTTTAGAAAAGACAGCGGTAACAATAACACTTGGGACGGCCAAGTTTACTCTTCAGAAACATATTCAACAAGAGTATTTTGCGGAGCAAGACCAGGCGAAACTAATACTAATGTTATGTGGGGACTTAACAGTGACCCAACGACTGACTCAAGTTATACATCAATAGACTATGCGTGGTATTTTGATAACGGAACATATAGAATTTATGAAAACAGCGCAAACCCATACAGTGGTACAACTTATTCAGTAAACGATTATTTTGCCATTACCTACGACGGCAGTTACGTTCGTTATTGGGTCAACGACACAATGGTTCGATCAGTAGCTCGAGCAGTCAGCGGTACACTAGCATTTGACAGTTCTTTCTATCAAGCCGGTGCAACCGGAGCAAGTCTACAGGCTGTGGCATTTGGTTCACTGACTCACAGCCCTTATAATACACTTGCTAATTTTAGATACAACTCGTTAACTCTTGGTGGTGCAGCAGTAGATCCGGTAGCCAATGCTGGACAGTTAACATTAAACAACGGTGCTCTTGGCACAACACTTAACACAGTATCTAATCCTTTTGTATCTATTAGAGGTACACAGTCAAACGCTAGCTTCTTAGATTTTAACTTTGTAAGAGATGCGGCAGGTTCAGACTGGACTACAGCTGGCACACGTATTCAGCAGAAAATTGACAGCACTTGGATGGCTTACATGCAGTTCAACGGTGCTAGTGTTAACGGTGGCATTGAGTGGGGCTCAGGCACTACTACTACATCAGCTACTAGTATCAGTGCTCGTATGCGCCTGGATAGCTCTGGTATTCTAAGACTGTTAACTAATGCAAGTTCTTCAAGTACTACTACAGGTACACTGGTAGTTACAGGTGGTACTGGTATTAGTGAAAACTTATATGTTGGCGGGTATAGTCAGCATGCCGGAGGATTAGTTAGAGCTAATTCAAGATTTACTTCAAGTGAAAGATATCCAGTGGGTCACTATACCGACGGTGAAACAGTATTTTCAATTGACCCTACAATGACACAAACTGAATTACAGGCGTTCTTTAATACATCTTCTGTTAGTTGGAATAACGATACCACTGCTCCAGGCTATTGTATTCAAATTGACGGCAATCCTAGTTTTGCTGCTGTAGCATACGGCAGTGGATTTCCTTTAATACCTGTTGAAACTGATGATATTTTTTATATGGAAGTTTGGCTAAGAAACGATCCCACTTATACAGGTGCAGGACACTATATGGGATCAGTTGATATCAGTGCCTCGGGCGCTAGCTTAGGTGGTAATCCAGGATCGTTTGGTTACTGGGTTATGAGCAATACACCAGGGTCAACTACATGGACTAGATATAGTGGATATATTACTGGATTTGGAACGGCAGTAGGACAGTTTGTTGCCAACACCAAATACTGGACTCCTCAGATGCTAGCTAACTATTCCTATTCAGGAGGAACTAGACGTAGTTTTATCAGCGGGTGGAAAGTTATTAAAGTAAACCAAAGAGCTAATAGAAAATTTGCCGGACATACAGCTTTCAGCGTCAACTCAGCCGTAAGTGCAGCAGGATCAACACAGGGTACTGCTACAGCAATAACCACAGATGTTGTTAACGTAACAGGCGGTTCTGGCGGTGTAATTTTACCTTATTGGCAACCAGGTCATAGAATAGTAGTTAGAAATGCTCTAGGTAGTGCAATTAACGTTTATCCTAATAGCGGAGCGCAAATTAACACTGCGGGCACAAACGTAGCAGTGAGTGTGTTGGCTGGATCAACTATTGAATTTATCAACATATCTAGCACCCAATGGGCTATTGTTAACGCTGTTTACGCTTAATTATATTAAATCAATAACGTCAAAAACAGTTTGCAATTTAGATCTTACAGATCGATTGCTAAAACTGTTTCTTAGACCTTGGTGTAAGGGTTTAGCGGCATACTCCATAGTGGTCCATGCCCACCCACTGTGCTCTGCACTCAGCTGAGGTATAAATTCTTCAGCCACCACACATAGATAAGTGTGAAAATGAAAAACTTTGTCGTTGCTGACAAATGTTTCTAACGGAATAGTTTTTAATATATTAGGAACAGATCCAATTTCTTCCTGAATTTCTCGCTGTAAAGCCTGCCACGGAGTTTCTTGACTTTCATTTGTACCGCCAACTAAACTCCATGTACCTGTATGTTTTCCTGTAGCTTTTTGTAATAGTAAAAAACGTTTAGTTGATTTGGCGTAAAATAAAGCGCCGCTACAGACAATTTGATCTTTAGAGCTCAAGTCTCCATTCTCCTCTACGATATTCGCCCTCAAAACTCTTACTCCAATTAACTCCGTTCCACTTATACTGTGTTCCTGTAAAAATATTAGTTAGATATACTAGAGAATTAACATTTTCTTTAGCACTAAAGACTATTTGCCATGCAGTACCGTCCCATTCAATAACATCATTTACAGAAGCAATAAAATCTGATCCGTCGGTATTTTTCCAAGCATCTGGTCCGTCTTCATTTACATATAAAATATATTCTATTTCATCGCCTATTTGTGCAGCAACATCTAGAGTAATATAATAATTGCCAACATCAATATTGTCAGGAATTCTTAAATTGCCGCTGCCAACTTCAATTCCATTTACCAGCACTTTGTGATCATTTACTTTTCTGTGTAATATGTTTGTGTTAATTCGTTGAGTTGGTTTTTCTGCGGAAAAAATATCTCGAATGCCCCCTCCAATATCTTCAAGTATTAGATAACGTGTGCCTTCTACTACATTCGATGGTCTTGTTTTTTGCGGATCAATAATAGCATCAAATGTTCCGGCGCTGGCTCTATGAACAGATGAAATACCAGTGTTAGTGGGATATGTGTCTGTATCCCAATTGACTACCATAATAGTATCATCTAATGGATTAACACTGACGTAACCAACTACATAAGTGCCATCTGGTTGTCTTAGATAGATCCTACTTAGACCTGCTCTATAACTATTTGGATTTTGTTGAATTAACATTGCCCAAGCTAGATAATTACCCTCACTGCTAATTAATCTTATTGAACCTTCAGATACGTCAATGTCATAATTACCAATTGTGGTAGTTTGAGAAAATAGCGGATCGGTAGGTGCGCTGTAACCTGTTAACGGATCAACTCCAAGCCCGTCAATGTACCCAGATTCAGGTTCTCCTAAGGCACCTAAAATACTGGCAATAACGCTGGTAGTAACTCCAAGTTTTTTAACTTTAGCAGGAGGACTAATCCAAATTGGTGTAACCAATGACAACGTAGCTACATCAATTTCGTTGGCAGTGCCAACTGGAATAGATCTTGAACTAAAAGTAACGCCAGTTAAATCTACTACACTTAGACTAGTCCAATCAATATAGTTGTCTGTTGTTTGTATTTCTAAACTTGGATTAAACAACATTAAAATTTGTTCGAGAAGCTGTAGTTTTTGATCAGTGCTAGAACTCCATATATCTACTTTTAAACTTAATTTATACGGCGTCGGCATTAATCTTTCAACAGTATAATTATCGCCTTGGGTATTAATGTACTCGCCTGTAATTTCGTCTACTGCACGTTCTCTAATATGTACTTTACCAACATAACTAGAATCAGCTAGTCTGTTAGTGTCTAATTCTAGATCGGTTATGTATACACTAATTCGTGGCGCAGACAATACTGTGTTTTCAGAATTTTGTTTTATAATATGTGCTGCTTGTCGTTCAGCATCGCCGTACATTACTGGCACACGTACTAGTGTTCCGTCTCCGTATTTTACTACAAAATTACTCATTAAACGAATAACTTGAAGCAGATATCGTCTTATTTGTCCGTCATAAAAAAATTGCATTATAAATCTGCCTTTGGTCTAAGAGCTTTACTAAGACTCTGCTTTTGTGCAATAGAACTATTGTATAGTTTCCATTCAATTTGAGCATTAGCTTCAACAATCTCACTAAAATTAAGTTGTGCTTTGCCGCCAAGACCACTAGTAACTGTTACTGTTGGAATTATTTCGTTATTTTTAGTTGCAGTAGCATACATTCCAGCAGCATAAGTTACTGTGGTAAGATATGATGTAGTTTGACTGACAATTTTAACAATATCTGAAGTTATAAAATTAGTTCCAGTTTTATTGTTATTATTGATAAATCCAGTTTTTTGAGTATTTCGTGTATCAGTATTTGTTAGTGTATGACGTACCGCATCTTCTTTGCGTATCCAGCGAGAACCGTCGTATCTAAACAGTCTATTGGGTAACATATCGGTGCGTAAAAAGAAATCGCCTTCGACAGGATTGTTAGGAAAAGTTATTCCATGGCCAAACTCAGCTCCGTT